GCCGTAACCTCAATTTCTTGTTTTGTTATGTCCTCAATCATTGCGCACATATCGCAATCAAAGGGGCTTAATACTTGTTTGTTCATCGCTCTAAAAATTTATTCGTTATTACTATCCGGGGCGGCTTTAACCTTAACCCCGGCAATTGTTCCGTTATAATTAAATTCCAATTCGACGCCCTTAAATCCCCCAACGATACGCAATAAACGCCAATAAATCGTTTTCCGGTCGCTCCTATGGAATTTATCGCATTGCCTACCAATTCCGGGGCAATCTTCCCTTTTAATTTTGCATCGAACGCAACGTTGCGTAAATATTGCGGGGTTATTGTTGGCTAATCGTGCATCCGCTGCCGTCCATATCTCGGCAATCAATACCATACCCCGGTAAACGCAACGTTCGCCGGGGTTGTACTCTCTGTTTGGGTCGAACGGTTCGGGTTGCTTAACTCTCATTCTTTGCCCGCTTCGTTTACATAGTCAAACAATGCGTCCAAATCGTCCTTTGCGCCTTTTACGCAAATTCGTACCCTATCGCCCCCGGCTAATGCGGTTTCGACAATCTCACAATTATACCGGGGGGCGTTTATCTGTATCATTGCCGCCGTGGTATTCGTTACAAACTCGTTTCTTTCTTCCATGCTCTCGGATTTTTGAAGTAAATTAAATGCCTCCGTTGGTTCGTTCTCGCTTTGACACGCCCCCAACAAAAGCGTTGCCAAAGATAACAATAAAATCTTTGCTTTCATCGTTTTACATTTCTTTTAATCCATATAAACCGTATGCCAATGCCGATAAACAATATTTTCGCCTCAATATCAACATAACGGTCGTAACCGTTTATTGCATCAATGGATACCCCAAATTGCCAACTATGATATTGCCAATACTCACGGGCGTAAACATAGACGCCGACCCGCCCAACGTGTATGCCTGTTTGGAGGGTGTGTTTGTCCTTACTCATTGTGTGTCTCCTTTCTTGCTAATTCATAACCCTTTTTATCCATTACCATTGCCACGGGGTACGGCAATATACAATCTTTGGTATAAATTAAATTGTAAATTCCCAATTGCCCCTTAACCGGAAATTCAATAACCCGGCGGGGGTTGCGCATCAACCACCCGTACCCCTTTGTTATCGCCTTTCGCTTTTCCGGGGGTATCCGGGTTTGTTCCCAATCTAACGGCGTAAACTCGGCGACGGGCTTAACGTCGTATAATTCTACCAACCCCAATGTTACGCCGTTTTCATACCCCGGCAAATCCGGGTTCTTTGACGAACAAATTAACAGGTCACCCCGGTACGTCGTGGACTTACTGCGAACCTCAATTGTTTTTTCGCCATAAATAATCCCGTTGTCCTCATACGCCGCCGTTACCAACTGCGTTGCAAACGGGTTCTTTACCGTCAACGCCCGCCAACGGTCGTGTTGGTCGGGGTTGTAATCTTTGTTGCTGAACTGCATATTTACCTTTTATTTTCGGGTTCCTCGGTTTCGTCGTCGGGTTCCGGGTAATGGATAAATCCAATTTGCCGGACGTTTTGGATTGGCTCGTAAATGATAACGACAACATCGCCGTCCGTCCTTACTCCGACCAATCGGCAATCGGCGGGAACCTCAACCCGTATTTCACTTTTCATTGTTAAACAAATCCCAATTAACAGGGACACAATACCCCGGCAATTCTCCCCGGTCAATCCCCAACGGATTAACAATACTATCTTTCCAATAGATACGGGGTTGTTCCGGGCGTCCATCCCAATGTTCCGTAATTGTGTCGTAAATCAATCGTATTTCCCGTTTCGGATATTTGCCGCCGCTCTGCAACCCGATTTTATACAGGTCAACGAACGGATACGACAATTTGATTATCCCAATTGCCCGGTCGTACATTCCCGGCGGGATTGGCTCCACGCTTGCAAAGGTGCGGAACCCGTGGCGTTTTGCCCGTGCCAACACATTAACCCGCATCATATTTGGGTCGGCGTTCGGCTCCAATTCGTCGCAACCTGTCAACGTTGCGCCCAAAGCGATACGGGACACGTCCCAACCCTCGGACGCCTCGGCAAAATCAATGAAGCGGTTCAACTCCTCGGCGCATTTGCTCAATATCTTAACCGGGACGCCGTGGCGTTGGCATACGCCGACCGCTTGACGGGTCAACCGTTCCGTTTCCGGCAACAACGGGTCGGTCGTGAACGAAAAGAATAACCCCGTTTTCTGCAATTCCTCCTTATGCGCCAACAATTCGTTTTTGAAAATATCCAAAGCGTATGGATATTCCCGCAACGTCTTTTTCAACTCCGGGCGACTGCCTCCCAATACCTTTGCGCCACGACCTTTGCGCAAATAACAGTAAGTACAACCGTTGGAACAACCGACAAAGAAATTGGCGGCGTTCTCGGCGTATTCCCCGGCTTTACCTTTTGGGCTGTAAATAACCCGTCCGTTTATCGCTCCCATATCGTCAACGGCTTAAAATGGTATATCGTCGTTTCCGTCGGGGGCGGGTGCATCCGGCACGGGCGGCGGCGGTACTTGCGCCCCGGCTCCGGTCGCTTTCGGGGTCAACATTTCCATATCGGTTGCGACTATCTCGGTAACATACCGTTTGACGCCTTGCGCATCGTCATAACTCCGGGTTCTCAATTCGCCCTCAATATACAGTTTGTCGCCCTTTTTGACGTACTGATTGGCGACCTTTGCCAACCCGTTTTGCAATACGACGTTATGCCATTCGGTACGCTCCGGGATTTGCCGCCCGTCCTTTGTGGTATAACCTCGTTTCGTGGTTGCCAACGAAAAGGTCGCCACGCAACCCCCGTTGTCGAACTCCCTAAAATCCGGGGCTTTCCCGGTATGTCCCATCAAAATAACCTTGTTTACACTCATACAAAAAACGCTTTAATTATCCAAACAATGATACTATACAACGCCCACATATAAGACGCAACCGTTAACGTCACGAACGTGTATAACGCAATTTTATATCCGGTTTTTGATTTTATTTTCATGTCACTTGAATTTTACGCAATCCAACAAATATTGTTTCTTATTGTCCGACCATCCGGCGGCATGGTTTATCGCTTTTCGGTCGTCGTCGTGTACGAACTCACAAACCCAACCGCCGACGCTTGATTTTTGAACCAATCGAACCAATTTACCAACAATGAAAGAACGCAATTTGTAATAACTTGAATTTTCGCCAACAAACAAAACCCGTCTTTCTGCATTTATTTCGGGCGGATTTTCGATTTGCGGGCGTTTCTCCCTTTCCGAATATGTTTGTACCCGTCTGAAATCATTTTTGATTGAACGGCGGGAAATTGCCCCGTAATCGGGTTGCCCCTTTTTGATTCTCATTTTTTATATCTCCATTTATAACCCTTATGCAAATTTCCTTTCCCTTTACATACCTTACAAATTGCCGTTGCCGAAAAATTGCCTTTTCGGGCGGCTTCTTGTATGCTAACAAATACATTTACAACAATACCGTTTTTTATTTGCTCAACCGCTTTTTCGTGGTGCGGTTTCGCTTTTTTTCCAATCCATTTAGATTTTGTTATTGGGTTATTCTGATTTTCTTTAACCGTAACCCAACGCAAATTATCTGCATGGTTATTGGCTCGGTCGCCGTCGATATGGTCGATACATGGTTTGTTTTCCGGGTTCGGAATGAAAGCCGCCGCAACTAATCTATGAACACGGAACATTTTCCCGGTTCCATTTTTCCATAAACTAATTATTTTATATCCTTTCAAATATCCGCCTTTCATTAGAAACGCATCCTTTTTTAAGGAACGAACATTGCCATAATTAGAAATTTGATAATGTCCTTTGTAACCCTCAATATCTTTCCAAATTTGCATACTCATTTTTCATTAATTCAATCATTCTCATATTGCCGGAATATATACGCATTTTCGTTTTATCCCCATTCTCCCAACATGAATGATGTTCAAAACATAGTATATTTATATTTCTTGCATCATGCGCCATTTCGGGAAACGCTCCACGGGTCAATATATGCGAACAATAAACGGCGGAATAATTCCGTAACGGCTTTAAACATTCCTCGCATTGGTGCGGTTTATGTTCCCAAACCCACCTAAAGAAACGTTCATTGGCTTGCGGTATGTTTCCACGACCGAAAACGCAATGCCCGAACAATTCCCGTTGGATTTCGACACGCAACCGAATATCCATTGTAAACCGCTTGTAATCCAATAGGGGGCAAAACCCCCTATCGGTTACAAATTGGTATTCTTCCCGGTCTGTTAGCAATATCGGCTCCATTGCTTACATATCCGCCGTTTCGTCCTCCGGGTCGTCCTCGTTAGCCGGGTCGCCGACCTCCGGGAACAATCCGCCCTCCTTTTCCGGTTCTGCGACCAAACCCGGTGCGGGTTCGCCGTCAGCCCCGAACAATTCCAATTGCGCCTTTTTGCCTTTGAACAAAAATTCGTAAACCTCGTTTTCAATGTCCGCCACGATTTCCTCCAATTCTTCCTCAAAACCGAACGTTTCGGTATTGAATTTCAGACGGGGCGAATTTATCGCCGTCTTTTGGTTGTTGGATACCGTGAACAATCCCGTAAGGACGACCCCAACGTTATCGTCTTGACCGGAATAGGACACGCCCCGAACCTCTATTTTTTTCAACATTTCGTCGGCAAAATCCCGTGATAACTCGCTTTGCTTTTTGGTTGCTTTGAAATCGGACGTTTCAACCATTGAAAGAAAGGACGTAATATTAAAAATCCGTCCCATGATTGGGCGCAAACGGTCGAAACAATCCCGCAAATCCGGGTGTATGTCCTTTGCACTTTCGACGTGGTATTTGTTCGTGTAACTCTCATTGCCGATTGTTTCGGTAACTTCATAATGCACGTCTAACCCGCCATCTTTCAATAACTTTACTTTCGACAATGCAAACGCCTTTTCACTTGGTATTAACATAACGTTTGCGGCTTTTTTTTCTTCGTTCATATTATAATATTATTTGTCGCCGGGAATCCGCCCGGCACGGTTTTAATCAAAATTCGTTTTCGTCCAACAATTCCCGTGTCTTACTATTCGACGGAACCGCCGGGCGTTCCGGTTCCGGGGTTGGTTCCGGGACGGGTTCCCCGGTTCCGATTGGTTCCGCTACCGGGTTGGGGTCGTGGAACTCAATATTGCGCCCGCCTTTGGGCTTTTCCGGCTCAAATTGGGCTTTGAGTTGTTCCGCCGGGTATTCCTTTTGCTTCAACTCGATAATCCCCAATTCGACCAATTCCGGGACGCATCGGCGTAATGCCTTAACGTCCTGTAATGCGTCGTGCGCCGGGAATGTTTCGCCGGGGAACAACTTTGCAAATAATTCCTCCAATTTGGGGAATTTTCCCGGTTTGCCATTCTGATACAATGCGCCGACAAATTTAATAGTTTTCATCATTGTATCAATGCGCTTTCCCTTGTGCAATGCGTCCTCGGCTTTGGCGTCGTAATACTCTTTGCCGCAATAACGCAAAATGTTCGCTTTCAACATCGACGTATCGAAATAAATGTTGTGCGCACATACAAGCGGTGCGGCGGCGGCATCCGCCAAAAATTCGTCGATAACCTCGGCAAACGGTACGCCCTCGGCAATTGCCCGTTCGGACGTTATTCCGTGTATTGCGGTTGTTTCCGGCGGTATCTCGTAATTGTCCGGCTTAATTATAAAACTGCGTTCTTTATCGCCGAACGCCCACGCCAATTGTACGACGTGCGGGAATTGGTTAAAATCCGCATCCCATTTCAAACCCTTTGCGGGTACTCCTGTTGTTTCGCAATCAAAAAAACAAATGTCTTTTAATTCAAATTTCATACTCTCGTTACTTTTTTATTCGTTAAATAATCGTTTTTGCCCGTCGTCGTTGGGCGTTTGCTCAACATATTTTGCCCGTGTAATCCAAACGCACCCGCAACGCAAACACTTTATCCGGCTGTAATGCTTTGGCGTGTATTCGTGGCGAATAATCCGCCAACCCGCCAACGGGTAATTCTTACGCTTTCCGTTACACTTGCAAAACATACCTTACAACGTTCGGGGGTCGTCAATATACGTGTTGTATTCCTCGGCGGCAATCTGTTTGAGCGTTTCGATATGCTCGATTAACTCGGCGTTCGACAATTCCGCCACGGTACGCAATTCGTGGGAATATTTCCCGGTTTCCTCGTTGACCCGCTCGACGTACATAATTGGGGAAAACTCCCGCAACCTCCGTTCCGTTTGTTCCTCCGTAAGACGTTCGCCCGCCTCCCAAATGGCGTGTCGGAACGTG